GAAACGCAGTTTGACGAGGATTTGTCCGACGAAATTGACAACTTAGAGGCTTGACCCAATGGCGAAACCTGAGAAGCAAGCCATTCCCCATATTACCGTTTCCGGCGTCTCGTTTTCGGCAGAACAAGTCAAGAGTGCAGTTGTGACGATTGATGGACGTGACATCTTTATTGGCGAGAAGCAAGTAGATTCACCCAAGATTGGTTTTCCGACAACTCCTTTAGCAGATGTTCAGAAAGGCAAGTAAATCATGGCACAGGACAAGCAGTTAAGTCGCATCGAAGCAAAGTTGGATGCCCTCCTCGACGCGGCGGGTATCGAGTTGACCGACGATATGCTCGTGGGGCAAGCACCACCCAAGTCGCGCGAGTTGACGCCCGCCGAGAAGCAGGCCATTGCCAACGCGCCCAAACACATTCCCGCCAAAGGGCCTGGGCTGGCACAGCGCACCCACCCAGTCACCAATGCGCCGGTGACGCCGACACCGCCCGCGCCAAGCAACCCACCAGATGTCAACGATGGCGAGCCTGATGATAGCCCCGACCCTGACGACGACGCGCCGCCTGATGACGCAGATCCCGCTGCGCTTGTGCCACCCGATGCTGTCGGCGCGGTGACAGTGGAAACCGAAGAGACCGATGGCGATGTCAAGGTAGAGACCATCCCCCCTAACAAATCAGGTAAGCCAGGAGCCCAGCGCACCCGCTAATGGCTGCCACCTTTGATTCGGCTCGCCTGCGCCACCAACGACGCATGGATCAGCGGTTGACCGCTGACCATCGCGCGTTGGGCCGCGCCATCGCTGCGCTGGTTTTACGCGCGGCGAGCGGTCGCAATGACGCGGGCGAGCCAATCATCCCTGCCACTCGCGCAAGTCGCGACGCGCTCAAGGCAGCGGCCTGGGAGCAGGTGCTCAAGCCCTACTACATTGGGCAGGGCACGGATGCCCTGCGCGGGGCCAGCCCGCAATCGCCTTACGCCCAACTGCTCGTCGATGGCATTACCGAGGCCACGCGTATTCAGGTGTTACGCCAGGTGGCATTGGTGCGCCGCCTGGTCAAAGACCCTGTGGTGCTGCAATGGCTGACTGGGCCGCGCTCGCCATTGGCCGTGAAGGAAATCAACACGATTGGTGTGGGCATTCCTGCCACCCCATCCCCGACGAGGGCGACGCCTGGGAGCGCGACCCAACGCACGCGGCGCGTCGATGTCTCTGGCCTCGTGCAACCGCGCGGGATGTATGAGCCTTTCCACACCTGGGTTGATCCCAACGGCTATCGCCTTTCCGACCGCGTATGGCGCACCAGCATCGAAGTGCGGAGCCGCGTAGATAGGCTGGTCGATTATCACATCAGCCAGGGCACGAGCGCAGTGCGAATGGCGAATTTGCTGGAGCCTTTTCTGACGCCGGGAGCTTTGCTTCAGAAGACGCAGACGCCCTATGGCAGCGAAGGCAGTTACGCCGCGAGGCGGTTGGCGCGCACCGAGATTACTGCGGCCGCGGGTAGGGCGAGCATTAACGCGGCGTCGGCCAATCCTTTTGTCGATTCGATGCAATGGCGGTTGAGTGGCAGCCATCCCAAGATTGACATTTGCGACCAGTACGCCCGCGGCGGGCCGAATGGCGATGGTATTTATCCGTTGGGGGAAGTGCCAGCCTACCCACCCCATCCGTTTTGCCTGTGCGGGTTGTTGCCCGTGCCACGCGGGAGCACGGCGGATTTGGTCAAGACCTTGCGCGACGACATACAGGCCGCGCGCACAAGTTTGCTGGGCAGTTTGGGCGGCAGCCATGCGCGTGCGTTGCAGGGCATTTTGAACCCTAACTATCTGACCAGGGCGATTTTGAGTGGCAACTTGGATGAGGCAGTACAGGCGGCGGTGATCCAGGCGCGCACCTTGCCTGTGGCCGCAGCCCCTGTACCCATTGCGCCCGCGCCAAGACCCGCGCCCGTTCCCACGCCCGCCGGGAACCCTCTGGGTGCGGAGCCGCTGGGCACGCCAGTCAGTCAGGCATTAAAAATTCCAACGAGCGGGCCACACCAGGCGGCGTATCAAGAGGCATTGGACGCCATTGATGCTGTGCATGGCGACGGCAAGCTGCCCAAGTTACCGGTGACGACCGACAGCCGCATGGAGTCCCTGGGCGAGTTTCGCTTTCTCGCGGGGACTGGCGAACCGCTGGAGATCGTGGTCAATGGCAAGGGTAGTCATCGTCAGCTTACGCTGGCGCATGAGATCGGTCATTTTCTCGACTATCAGGGGATTGGCAAACCCGGACGCGCGGAGAGCATGGAGCGCGGCCTATTCAATGAGTGGCGCAAAGCGGTCAGCGCGTCGAAGGCGGTGGAGACACTGCGCGAGAAACGCAAGAGTCCAAGCCGCTTTGTCGTGAAGACCACCCTGCCATCCGGCACGACCTATGTGGCGAAGCCCGACAGCTACTATTTGCTCTACACGTTGGATGAAAAAGAGATTTGGGCGCGCAGCTACGCCCAATACATTGCGGTTCGCTCAGGCAATCCGACGATGTTGGCGCAACTGGCGAAGGAACGGCTTGACCCTGTTTACAGCGAGCGACAGTGGGACGATGAGGATTTTGCACCTATCGCCGCGGCCATCGATGCGCTATTTCGGAGGCTGGGATGGCTACGATAACCGACAACGAGGGCAAGCCCGTCTCTGAGCGCGAGCAGATTGCCGCCCTGGTCAGTCTGGGCATGTCACGCGAGCAAGCTCAATTTTTGGTGGCATTGGAGGCGGGGCGCGTCAGCGGCGATGTGGTGGCAATGGATACGGATGGCAAGCGAACCACGCCTCCAAGTAAAACTATTTAGAACGCCACGCAAGCCTGCGTGGCAGCGAAGGCTGCGAGGGGAGAACGGTATGGGCAACGAACAAACGACCACCGAGTATGACAAGTCGATTAACGACTTTGTAGACCGCGTGCGGATGGAGTTTAGCAAGCAGCATGGGCGTTTGTCCGATTCGGAATATGCCTATGCCGCCGACATCTTTGACGATCATGTGATCGTCCGCATTGGCGACCAGTATTTTCATGTGAGCATGGAAGTCTCCGACGATGCCATTACCTTCGCGCAACGGCTGGACTGGCAGGCGGTGAAGCTCTCCTATGTAACCGAACTGCTACCGCTGGGGCCTGTGCGCGACGTGATGATCATTTCCGAGTTTAAGGGCAAACCGCCCAAAGTGCCTTTCGCCGACGGTGTGGATGTGCAGGCGTTAACCGACGGCGATGAGAGTCCAGTGTTCGTTACGCTGCCGATTGGCCTGGTCAATGCCAGATCAGGCAATAAGCGGTTTTATGACGATAACTTTGTCAAAGAGCTAGAGAAACAGGTGCTCGCCAATAAGCCAGTGGGTCTGATGGGACACCTGAGCCTCGAAGCGCGTGCGACGGAGTTCCCGATGGAAGCGGTTCATTGGGTCGGCGCTTTGCGCGTCGGCGAACTGCTGTGGGGCAAGGGCTATGTGCCGGTAGGAGAACCGCGTGGGCGGCTCAAACGGTACAAAGCCACCAAGACGAAGATTGCCACCTCTATCGACTGTATTGCAGAAGGGGTATGGGATGACACGGTGCAGTCGTATCGCATGAAACACGACACGCTGCGCCTGGGTCAAATTGACATTGCACCGGCTGACCGGGCTGGGATTGCTGATTTGGCGGCGGTTCCCCACCTCACGACCGAGATGATGGAAAGTGGCGATGTTGGTGCGGCCTCGATGGCCGACACATGGGAAGACGATTCACAGGAGATTGATGAAATGGCAGAGAAAGCACAAGTCATCCGTGAGCTAACCGCCGAGGATGCCAAGATTTTGCCGGAACCCGTGCGCGCCGCGGTGTTGCAAGCTGCACCGCCCGCGCCCGAAGTGACGCTTGTCAAGGAAGTGCGCGCGGCGTTGGGCCTCGACGACAAGGCCGATGTCAAGGCGGTCATTACCGAGATGCGCCAACAGCAGGAGGCGCAGGCCGCGGCGGCCATCAAGGCGCGTGTGGTGGAAATCGCCACGCCTGATCCCAAGCGCAAACCTGAAGAAGACAAGAGCATCAAGGTCGATGCTGTCCGCACCGTAGTGATTGAGATGGTCGAAGCCTCCGAGCCGAAGAGTGTGCCAGAGGCTGAGGCAACTTACGCCAAGATCGTCACCAGTGGGCCGATCACTGAGCTTCTCAAGAGTCAGGTGAAACAGACGATGGGGCCGCGACAGGGCGTACCGGTGGCAGGGCAAGCTGGAGGGGCGAAGTATTTCCCCATTCCTGCCGAGCAGCAAGCCGCGCAGTAAGTTTGGAGCAGGTAGCGACAACGAAACACTAGCGTCCGCGAGGACGATAACGGAGGGTAACAGCAAATGGCTACTACCGTAGCAGGGGTCGAAGCCCCTTTTGAGAGTGACGGCAAGTCTGTCAATGTCACGCTGAACGCGGGCAATGTCAATAAGGGCGCGGTGGTCTTGGTTGATGGTTGGCTGGGCCTGGCGGGAGAGGATGCGCTCAGTGGTGAAGCGCTGGCCTTGATCGCCGATGACCGCGAATATCAATTTACGGTGCCAGCGGGCTTGGCGGTAGCGAAGGGGGCGATTGTCTATATCACCATTGCCACGGTCACAGGTCACTATCCCGATGACGAAGCCTATACGACGACTGCCGGCGCGGGCAAGTGGGCTTTCTTCAAGGCGACGGCGGCGAAGGATGCCAACAACATCGTCACGGGCGTGATGATCGCCCACAACGCCCTGTTGAGCTAAGGGAGCTTTTGAGCATTTCATGCGTCCGGCAACGGGCTTTGATGCCACGCAAGTCGCGTGGCGTTCACGAGGAGAGATCGCAATGACAGTCAAGATTTTCAGCAAGGATTTGCTGGTCAAGGACAAGCCCAAGATCGCTTTCCCCCGCGGCTTGCGCCTTGAGAATCACATGCAGGAGATGGGAAGCCTGCCTGGTGGGCATCACGTCTATGAGTTTATCGGCACAGACAGCTTTGGCAGCGAGTGGAGTACGCGCCAACGCTATGAGGTGGATGCGGGGCGTGACGAGGAACCCATTCTCTACACGCCATTGTATGACATCGTGGCGGATGGCAGCCTGCCCAAGAACGTGGATGTGCAGACGATTGGGCCAGGGGGTGTCTTCTTTGAGGAGGTGTACGAAGGGGGTGAAGTGAAATTCTCCAGCGTCTCGTCTGGGGAGTACACGATTCCGATTCGCCATTGGGCAACGGGCTTGGAGTATTCCAAAGACCTCGTGATCTACAACGAGCTTTGGAATGTCCCCATCTTCGAGCGCGCCATGGGGACTGGTCACAACGCGCTGCTCAACCATCTGCACCTTTCCCCAATTCTGACCTATTCCTATGGGGCAGCCAACCAGACGGCCGCGGTGACCACTGGCGCGACGACCACGGAAGATTGGCTGTTGACGCTGGAGGCCGCGATTGCAGCCTCACGCGCCGATACCGCCAACCCACGCCGCGGGCCGTATACGCTGCTTGTCAACAGCAGCAATATCTTCTCGGTCGAGCGCGCGCTGCAAAAGGTTCCGCAGCAAGGAACCTCGGTGCAGGCCAACAGCGCGATGGATGCCGTGCGCAATGTGATCGCGTATGACGGCTGGACTGGTGTACGCGGCAAGAAGACGGTCACTTATGCCGGGGTGACTTCGGGCAAGGCTTATCTGGTTTCGCAGCAATATCGCGGGCAGGACTTCCGCAGCTTCGAGAAGCAAGCCTTGCAGATGGAAGGCATGCAGCAGGACATCAGCCGATTCCTGACTTCCAGCGTTTGGGACTCCTACTATGGGGTGTACGCAAATCCCCTCCGTAGTGTGGAAGAGATAACTTGGCCTAGCTAACCTGGCGCACCAGGGAGAAGAATTCTTGAATTCTCGACAGTATTTCACGACCGCGATGTTCACCGAACCTTGCCATGATCCAGTCCTCTGGGTCGCGGTCGTGTTTGCTGTTGTTGCAGCCATCTACGCCATGACAGGCTGGAAGCATGTTGTTGGGTGTTGTGCCAATGCAATCGGGACTGTTCAGGGGCAGAAAATGATCCATTGCCAGTGTGTGCCACAGACCTTGCGGGCGGCCACAGTAAGCGCAGCAGCCATGCCACCAATCCAGAGCAAATTGCCAATCAACCTGGCTGAAGTTATCTGGCAAGTTGGCCTTGCGCGCAAAGTAGCGGCGCATGATCAAGCGCGGCTTATCGCCA